CTTTGTTTTTGCCTAATTTATCACCAGCATTTTCACCTTGACCATAACTAAATTTCTTAGCACTACCAGTACCAACAGATTTAGGACCTTGTTTCATTTTTTCTTTAAATCCTCCTGTTGTTTTTTTGTACTGAAATTTAGGTTTTCCCATTCCTTTACCTTTCGCTTTGAAAGCTTCTTCTAAATTATAATCTTCTTCATCAGATTCTTCGTCTAATTCATCATCCATTTCATAAACGATTTCATCATCAGACTCTTCATCTAATTCATCATAGTCGGATTCGTCCATTTCGATCTCATAAACTATTTCGTCATCTTCGACTTCATCGTAAAATTCATACATTTCACCTTCAGTTTGTCCTGTGGGACCAACTTGTTCGTCCATTTCGATCTCATAAACGATCTCGTCCATTTCATAATTATCGGAGAACTTACCATCTCCAGGCATGAAACCTAATTCATCTTCATCTGAAAAATCATCTTCATCTGAAAAATCAGAATAAATATCTTCTTCTGATTCGCCCATTTGGATTTTATACTCAACGTCTTCTTCAGTATCTTCTAAATCAATAGTATTACCATCCTTTTTGATAATAATACCATCTTCTTCACCCATACCTTTGAAAACCTTAAGTATTTCTTCATCTGATGCTTTTGTAAGATCAATAGGTTCATCTGCAATGTCCCTCATGGCGTCAACGTCTATGTCTACATCAGTATCATCTACATCAGTATCATCTACATCAGTATCATCTACATCAGTATCATCTACATCAGTATCATCTACATCAGTATCATCTACATCAGTATCATCTACATCAGTATCATCTACATCAGTATCATCTACGTCTTGTTCCATTAAGGATTCTTTTACTAATTCTCCGATTTCTTCTTTCATTGTAGATTGAAGTATTCCTTTTGCATTTTCAGAAATTACATTTTCCAAATCTTTCATTTGGAGTAATGTTTCTTCTACTAAAGATTTTTTTTCTGCCATTTAATTAAAATATTTTTATATAAATATTTCTATTTGTTGAAAAAGCACAATTTTATTTAGTTTGATTGTACTAACAACAAATTTTCCCGGTTTATTTAACATAAATATCACCATAAATAAAAAAAGGAGAGTTTTCACTCTCCTGTTAGAAAAAAATTAATTTTTATTAATTAATAACTTCGTCTATTTTACTTTCAGCAACCGAAGTGATTCTCCATTCTTGGCTAAAACTTTCATACGCTTTAGTTACTTTAGCTTCGATGTCGGTTACTGAATAACCTTTAACTAATTTTTCTTCTCTGATTTTTTTGATTTTACCTGTTGTTTCATCTGGTAAATCATACTGAATTTTTGCTACAAAATACTTTTCTTCCATAATTTATTTTTCAAGAAATGTAGTCAATTTTTTCATTAAATCAAGTGACTTATTAGTTTGAGAACTGTCCATAGAAGATGTTCTACTTTGTTTCATTTTATTTTCCTCTTCTAAATTCTCTTCGTATTTATTCCTATCTTCAGGATTCAAAAATAAATAAGCGCCGGGAGTTGATGGGGATGAAACTAAATCAAAACATATCAATTCAAAATCATCCTGTACTTCATTTTGTTCTCCTTTCTTGGCTAAAGATCCTACCCCTCTAGAGGATATCCCAAGAGTTACCCCTTGTCTTAAATAGTTCGCCGCGGTATCACCTTTACAAGAAATAATTCCTCTTTCGTGAAATCCTGGTGATGTTAATAATTTTAATTTACCCATTAAAATATTTCCATCCCACCACACATCAGTAATCATATGCGAAACTCTATCAAGATCAATTAAAGAAGATTCAGGGTGGTTTAATTCAGAAAGTGCAGTCCCTTTTTGAATCATCTTTTTATAATTTTCGGCCTCTCTTTTTAAAATCTTTTCAGGATATATTCTACCATTCCTATTTGGCGTGTTGTATTTCTGTAATACGGCGTAAAATTCAAATGGTTTAGAATAATCCAAAAAGTTTTTAGATTCTTTTATTATATCTGAATTATATTTGTCATTAGGTGAAATATAACCCGCATCATATTCTATCAAAATTCCCTTACCTATTTCATTCGGTGCTAATATTCTCATTTTATTATTTTAAATATAAATATATTGGAAAGTCAATATTTCATATTTGATTGTATACCTTATCTTTTTTTGTGAGAAAAAACGAATACGTGTCAGAATTTATAAAGTTATTTTTTATTATTGAATCACATATTTTTTTTATTTCATTTTTAAGTTTCAATGACCTAAAATCTTCTTCTTCTTTTAAGTAAAAAAAACATTCAAGATTTAAAAAAGATTTTTTACCCATTTGTATACCACTTGATCTCAAATCTAAATCGACTATGAATTTTTCATTAAAATAATTTTTTTCTATTGTTTCAAATATTGTATGTTTAATTTGTCTTGAAAGTAAGTTAACTGATCTGACCGGTGAGGTTATTTCTTTTTTTGGTTGAACCCATGTTTGAATATTAAGATAAATGGATTTTAGATTTTTGGAATCTACAGTTCCGAAATTAATTTTGAAGGATTTATGTCCTGTCATTTTTAGGTTTTTGCCTTTTTTCATTATTTTTCATGTTGAATTAGTTTATTTAATTAAAAAAATATGAAAATAATATTCGTTAGTCAAAAACTTTTTGTAATATTAAGATATTTCTATATTATATGATAATAATAAATCTAGACAAAAACATCACTTTAGAAAAAGGACTTAAAACCTTAAAACAAAAAGTTATTAAATCCAAGCAAAATGAAATTTTGAGGGATAAGAAAGAATATACAAAAAAATCAGTGTTAGTAAGAACTCAAAAAAAGAAAGCAATCTATAAGCAAAAATACTTAAACAATAAATTATAGATTTTCATTTAATGTTTTAAGTTTTATTAAACTTAAAACATCAACACTTTGTGTTTTGATTCTTTTTATTGTCTCATCAATTCTTTCTTTTGTTTCATTGTCAGATGATTTGGATAAATCATCCAGTTTTTCTATAACCGATTCACTTATAATTTCGTATCTTTTTTCTAAATCTTCTTTGGTAAGTGAGGTATATTTTTTAATTTGATTAATTTCTGACTCTGATAATTGAGATAAATGATTATTCAAATTTTTATTTGCAATCTCAACCATTTTTTCTAAAGGAAGATTTATTACTTTTTTATCTTCTTTTTTTGTTTTTAGATTTTCTAAAATTTGTGATTTAGATTTAATTCTATCCTCAATAAGAACTGAATCAATGTTTAGAACGTTATCGATTAATTTGTAATTATTTTCACAAACAACATCCCCGACCCATTTTTTTAACATAAAAACAGATTTTTCATCAACCTCTAACCTATTGTAAAGATCGACACACTCCTCTAAAAAGTCCTCAGCAAAACGATCAGTGTAACCTTTGTTCTCATTTAATTCATTATAAATGTGAAACGCCTTACTGAAACTTTCATTTTGTAATATAAACTTTTTGAAGTTAGCAAATTCTTTTTTGAATGTCTCATTCATATATGAATCACTCAATTTTTTTTCTATTTTTGATTTTAATAAACCGAATTCCATAATTTTTATTTTATAATAAATATTAACCATTCAGAAGTTTATCTAATTCTTTTTCCATCTCACCTAAAGAATTTTTTGCTTTAGATAAATCAATCAAAAGATCATCCGTTAAAAAATCATCACTTTCGAGTAAAATGTTCAAATTGTCTGATTTTCCTTCGGGGGTTAATCCTCCGCCTTCTTCTCCGCCGGTCGGAGGTGCACCTCCTTCTTCTCCACCCATGGGAGGTAATCCACCTCCTAAACCTCCCGGCTCTGCGCCACCACTTTCTCCTCCACTGACAGCTTCACCTCCACCTGTTGTACCTGTGGTTGTTCCGTATAATTTGTCAATATTATCAAATATTCCTGTCTTCGTAATAACGTTAGGGGTGTTTTCAAGTTCTTTTGCAACCGCCTTTTCAATTCTTTGTTGTTGGATATCAAGTTTGATTTCTTCATCTGAGAAACCAAGAATATTCTTTTTAGCCCAAGATTGGGATACAGGTGCTATTCCATCTATCATTGCCACCGCATCTTTATAAAGTAGTATTTTTTCTTTCCAAACTTCAACTTTTAGAAGATCCGCTTGAGATGATGGGTTGTTGAGAGTAAGAACAAAATTAGATAACTCGTCTTCAAAACCAAGTAAAAATAGATGTATGATAGCGATTTTGTTTAATTCGGCTAGCATACTTTTTTGTATTCTGTTAATTGTTCTTGCAAAACGAATATCTTGTAATGATAAGTTTTTACCTTCCCCGGTTACTTCTTCAAATCCTAAAAACGCCTTAGGAACTCTGAGAGCGGTTAATAATTTCTTTTGAATATATTCTATATCGGCTATTTCAGATAGATTTTGAGCTCCGGCCAACGTTTCAATCGGCATCGTTTGTGCGGCATCTCTCACAGGGATGAAATAATCCTGATCTACGGCCATCTGATTAAATCTAAGATCTACATTTCCTGTTTTACTATCAACAACCTGATCTCTTTTGAACTTGTTTGCAACACGTTGTACATAAGCTTCAACATCTTTATCGTCCATATTTCCAACAAATACTTTAAAAACTCTTCTTTCAGGTGCTCTCGAAGTTCTGTATATCAACATTGCATCTTCAGATAATAAAAGCTGTTTCCATATTCTTCTTGCTTTTTCTAACATAGAAGTTCCGTAAGGTAATTTTCTATCATCACCAAGTAATCTAAAGTGAGCAATTTCCCAAGTATTAAATTCAAGGTCTCTATTTTTCCAACTAAATCTCAGAGCTTTTTGTTCGGTGTCACTATTACTACCATCTAATGTGGACTTCCCCTTCATACTTCTTTCAACTCTTTCTATTTCAATATTTGGTAACTGTAAACAACCTACAACACCTTTTTCAGGGTCCAACTTTAAATAAACAAAATTATCACCATATTTACAGGTGTTCCTTGTCCACATAACAAGATTTGTGTTGATATCTAGTGCGTTGTTAAATAAATCGGCTAACACTGATTTGATCCTTCTTGATTCTGAATAAATTTGAAGAACATATCCGTTTTGACTTGTAGTTGTTGATTCTTCCGCATATATATCTAATGCAGCCGATATTTCCGGAGTATATTCCATAGATTCATAATCATAATATGATGCTAGTCTTGTGGGTTCAAAATATACTCCTTGTGTATAAAGATTATTTTCTATTTTAGTCCACTGATTAGCAAGATATACGGTTTGTTGTGCTTGTAATTTTTGTTTCTCGTATTCTTGCTTATTTGTTGTTTTTAATAATTCCTTTTTGTCGTATCTGAACGTAGGATAATCTTGACCTAAAAGAGAATTTGGACCAAAAGCGGTGGATAACCTTTGCCAAATTGTCATATTTTTATTATTTTGTTCCATTCCCTAAATTTAATATATTAGTGTGTTTTATAAATACTATCTTCTACCACCAAATAACCATCCATAAGTTTCATAATCTTTTCTTGATGGTTCATTTGATCTTTGATTGCCCATAAAAGGACCTGAAGGTAAAACAGGATTAAATGCAACTTGTTTACTAACATTTTCGTTTGAACTTACCGTCCAAGATTCGAGCATTGCTTTAGTTTGTTCTCCGGCCTTTTTAAGTTGTGAAAATGAATTTTCACCAACATAAATCGCCATTGAAATACCCATAATTAAATCATCGTGATGTCCTTTTTGGTGATCTGGTCTTCCGTTTATATAAATGAACGTGTTCATTTCATTGAACAATCTTTGACTATAAATTCTAAATCCGTGTCTTATTGCCTCTTCGAAAGATGCGATAATTTGAACTCTTTTGTTATTGAAATTTATACCGGGTATTTTTTCGAGTAGTTTAGGGTTATATTTCCAAGGGTTGTTGGCTTCAATATTATCTATGTATAGATTTTTATATCCCATTTCTTGAAGTTTTCTCGCACTTGATACCCCCATACCTCCGGTGATATCAATAACAATGAACGCGTTATACATCATCCCCCACTTATATGCAATCTCAGCGGCAACATCCGGAGGAACCTTACCAAGATATTCGAGAACCTGTTCTCTCTCATCAAAATCAATTATAATGATAGATGTAAAATCCTCAGAATCCCCTCTTGATACGTCAACGCCCATTATGTATTTGTGATTTTCCACCGGCTCTTTCCACATCCATAATGATCCACCCATCATTTTATTTTCAGGATCTTTGATGAAGTTTTGATGAATACTTTGCATTAATTTTGCATCAAAAACATTATCACCGGATCCCAAAAAATTACACTCCAATTCCTGAGATACTTTACGTTTGTCAAACTTTAATTTTTTAACCATCCCTTCAAACCATGTTGAAGTAGGTTTATACCCGTTGGCAATTTTTTGTTTTATTTCGTTAAAATCTCTTTCTGTAAAACTTTTATCTGAATAATCGATAATATCAAGATTTTTATAATCATCCCTATTGAGAAAATAATGTATTAAATCCTCAACTTTAACAAGTTTCAGATCTTTAGTGTATCTTGGATCTTTAAACCAATACATTTCAGATATTTTGAACTCATTCATCTCTCTAAGGGCTTGATCGTATATCTCGTAATATATTGGGTCAAATCCGTTAGGTGTTGAAATAACGATAACTTTACCACCGGTAGATAGAGAAGCCATACAAGCCGCCCAGAAATCACTGTCAGCTTCAATATAAGCGGCCTCATCAAATATCAATATTGTTGGTGTATAACCGCGGAGGGCATCTTTCGAAGTTGCCACCGCTTTAACTTCACAACCATTGTTTAATTTGTAATGTCTTTGAGAATCTTTTTCTTTAGAAAAATCAATACCGACCCATTTAGGCCATTGCTCAGTGAAACCACGAACCTTATTAGCCATTTCAATCGCGGTATCTAATTTGTTGGCGATTATCAGAATTTTTTCTGGTTTCTTTTTTTGAGCGAAGGCGATTCTTTTTGATACCCAAGCGGCTGTTACTGTTGAAACCCCCGCCTGACGATATTTCAACGCAATATTCTCATTGTATTTTTCGTAATCCTCAAGTAAACTTTCCTGATCCGGAAATAATTCCAAAGGAACATATTGAGAAACTGTATTATCGTAGGTTTGTAAATATGTTTTTAGTGCGTATGGTGTATCTTTTATACACTTTGCGTATTCAACATATAATTGTTCTTTTGTTAGTGCCATATCCTATAAATATCAAAACCCCTCGAAAGTGAGGGGTTAAGACATATTTTTATAGATATTATATCTATTTCGGTCTACTGATACCTAAATCAGATAAGAACCCTAAATCATCATCATCGTCGCCATCCGGATCTTCATCATCACCATCTAAAGTTTGTAATTCGTCATCATCATCGTATTCACCTGACGCACTTTCATACTCTTGTTGTTGTAATTCAGATACAATACCATCGACAAGATCTTGGATAAACTTCGCGCCTCTTGGACTACCGGCCAACACTAATTTTGAAATATTCAAAAATTCTTCAGCACTTAACATTGAGAATCTTGAGATCAAATAATTTCTAATCATTTTCTGATCGTCCTCGAATAATTTATCAGGAAATGCTTCCAAGAATTTTTCCCAAAAAATAGGTCCTAATCTGATATCCCAAACTTCTGCTTGTAAAGTGTCTTCAGATCCTTTAATCATTTCCGCTTGTCTTGGGTCATCAGGTAAACCATGAGATCCTAAAATGTCATAGACACCTTTTAACAATTCATGAACAAGGATAGGAAAACTAGCACCTTTAGCCCTGACAGTGGGTGGATCAGTTGTCAAATCAACTTCTTCTTGACCCGCCTGACCTTGTCCAGAACCCGCCATTTGCATCACCATATCTTCCGGATATAACCAATAAAGGTAATCCAAAGTTGCCATGGAAAGTCCATATAAATTCGTAAGTTGTGGGCTAACATTATCTAACTCATTTCTCACTAGTTCGAACATATAATGTCCTTTTTTCGCAGCCCCTTGAATAAGAGAATTCATAAATCTTCTCTTTGCCTTTTCCATGTCAAACTTTTCGAAAGCATCGACAAAATCTTCTAAATCTTCAGCATTCCCTTCGAATGCGTCTTTAACTTCTTCATCAGAAAATTCTTCTGCTTGACCTTGCATATCATCGGCGGCTTGTATTGCCCCCATCGGCACTAAACTAGCTTCAAAATTGATCTTACCTTCTTCGATACCCATTTCTTTTTTCACTAACTCAACCGCTAAATCTTCTAAATATTGTTTGTTTCTTTGTTCGATCATTGCAATATTACGCATCATACCCATGGCATTCATCATAAGAGATTGAAAAGCATTTCTACCTCTTAATGGTTCTTTACTACCAGCATATCTTGCAAACTTCTCAACAACATCTCTAAATCTTTTTGATGAAACGATTTGATCAAAGTTTTTATCACCTTCAGGCATTGCCGGATGCTCAGAATAAGGAGTTTCTCCTCTTTCTAATTTTCTTTGAATACTTGGATCAGGTCTGATATCACCAGGTAAATCTCCGAATTCCATTTGTTCTCTTGTTATTCTTCTTTTCATTATTTTTTAAATTTAATTCCTAAACTATTAAATGTTAACCAACTTGGTAATTTTCTTCCTGCTTTTGGTTTTGGTTGTTTGTGTGGTGATGGTTTAAACGGATCATGTGGTTTTTCTCTCGGAGGAGTTTTAGTTCCAGGTTTTGTTGTAGGAGAGGTTTTAGGTTTAGCCGGAGCGTCCATTACCGCTTCTTTTGTTTCAGTTTTCGCCTTTGGTTTTGGTTGTTTGTGAGGAGAAGGTTTGAATGGATCGTGCGGTTTTTCCTTTGGTGGTGTTTTAGTTCCTGGTTTAGTTTTGGGTTTTGTTTTTGTATCAGAATCTTTATCTTCGGTTTTAACACCAAAAGACCCTATTTTACCAATAGGTTTTTTCATAGTTTGTTTTTTAGATTCTATTAATCTCATTAAATCTCCCTTTGTCATTTTAGGACTCATATGTTGTTCCAACAAAGATACTATTTTTCTTTCTAATAAAATATCAAAATATTGTTTTCCTTCTTTGATTGATTTTTTTACGTCTCT